GTCAATGTCCCACTCTGAATCTCTACAAATAATTCATTAAACAAAGAGCGAGGGTACGCTCTATAAAATCTTCGCCACGTCCCCTGCGATAAAATATTATTAGTAATACTCTGTAATATCTCTTGTGCCAATTATCGGACTGTCACATTGCCCATTGATATCTCTTGCTCTCTCTGCTAATATTCTTGTGTAGCATATTATACCATCATACCCCTAGGCACAATGCCCTGCAGATTCTTGCGGATACTCACGCGAAGTGCATATATGCAATTTCTTGCCATGTGTGTTGTGTATCTCGCGGGTGATCATCATCTAGATCATAATTATACTGATATTCCTCGTCGAGATAATCATGTGATGAATACTCGATGTCATATGGATACTCGTAGTCGTACATGTGTCTAGTCGAGATGTATATGATGTTTGCATATACTCGACGAGAATGTATATCGACGAGATGCAGTAGTATATATGTTCTAGACGAGATTTATGTTACATAATGTAAATAAGTCCCTCACCTCTCGACGAGATTCTTATACATGAGGTTTCCCACGTCTCGTGCATAATCAGGACTCCAAATCTCGTCGAGTTCCTTTATATTATAATGCTTTTATAAAATTCTGTCAACCCCCTGTCTGAAAAATCTGCAAATCCTGATAACTTGACAAAGAGCGATCCTCATGCTACGCTCGCTAAACCAACAAGACCTGAGAGCATTTATGAGGTACATAATCTATACCCATTCTACCTTCAATACATACAGAATCCAGACAGAATACAACAGACAAATAAATGACAGTTTTATATTTATAAACATATTTAAAACCTTTTTTTCCTCATTTTCTGTATCATACTTATACAAAAAGACCAAGAGAGATACATTGTGTCCTTCGTGGTAACTGAACAGAACTTTTTGCCTTCTTGATATGGAGTCTATACTGATTCGATATGTACCTTATAGCTCTTATAAAAAAATTTTTTCGCCCATCTCGGTTATCGAATTACTGAAAGAAAAGGGGGAGAAGAGAAGATATAGAAGATATAGAAATCTTACTGAATATCTAAAGGTCGATGCTGTTGTGACTTATATGCTCCGTAACTTACCATGTCTGGGTCACTATCATCTTGCTTACTGACCCTTCTTCGGATATATTCCAGTTCATGCCAATTATCTTCATAACAACACAAACATACATGTATCCTTTTATGCAAGAAGGTAGACACATTGCATTGTGGTCTAGGTTTAGTTGCAATTTCAATCGTAATGTAGTTAGATAATGGTAACCAGTTATCCTTTATCCTTCTCTGACTATCATGAGTATCTCCTTTATAATATACCCACCCTTCGTGTACCATGCCAAGTGCAGTTGTCCACCTGACATAATCATTGACCTGAGGTTCATACATTGCTGATTGAATTGTAATGGTTTATTTAGACCTGTCCATCAACAACAATACGGAGTCGATTTGGATTATATCCTTCCCGATCAACTAAGTTCTGATAAATTTCTTTTGCTTTCTCTTTGGATAAGTTCTCTGTCTGGTCACTTATTAAAGTCCAACCAGTTGTAACTTCTTCTTCAATGCGATAGGTGTTTGCCATAGTGGTCTCCTGTGTAATAATTGGTGTAGATGCCATATAAGCACTTTTACTGTCCTCTATGATTGAGAGTGCTTCGATTTGCTTTTCAATGTTGTCCCGAACTGATACTAAGTCAGACCTGATACTTTCATTCACATGATCGTTCTCAAAAAGAGCAATGAGACCCATGATGCTAAATGTTGCTGACTTCAAATTGACTTGACTTGTATTACTCATGTGGATTATATATTTTAAGATAATAAACAACCACACCGATTAAAATAATCAGTATGATTGAGAGTAGTGTAATGATATTCATAGAATTATTATAACATGAATTTTACCACTCGGCAACTGGTTGTTTACTCTGTGCTTTTTCAATCTTGTCATGGTATCTGTCAACTGAACCCTCTAAGATTTCAAAGATTGAGTCAACCTCATTTACATAATCATCAAATGGTTGTAATGATTGACCTTTTACTCTGTCCTGTCTGAAGTGTTCACTCTTTTTCACACTATCCTGTAAACTGCATAGGATAATACCGATCTGACCCTCCGTAAGTGTGACGTTGTGTGGTGTGTGAATTGTCATTTGTATTTGTAAATGCGATCTTGGTTTTCAATGATGTTATAATCGACCTTTGGATTTTTGTCTGCTTCGTATGCAAGTGTGAATAAGTTTGCATAAACCAAATTTAATAACACTTCTTCTCTGTCTGGTAGTTCTCTTGGATTACTGCTGTTTGCTCTTGACTCACACATGACCTCGCTGTGACCCTGTAAGTGTGTCATGAGTGCGGTCAACTCCAAGTCATCTAATTCAAGTGTGTGTTTCATTTTTTGTCCTGATTAAGTGGGGAATTGAAATATGCTCTGTTCACAAAGTATAATAATACAAGTGTGAAGAATATACCAAAGAATCCAACTATGAGAATTGGACTTTGGGGTAGGTCGTAAACTGGTACTGTGTTTGTCATTTTAATTGGATTTCATAATCAATGGATTTAATGCACCACCCTGCTGCGGTAGTGACTTCTTCGATGAGGTCATCTTCATCGTCTGCTTCCCATACACCAAGTGCAAGGTCACGAACTGCGATCTCCTCATCAAATGTGAGTTGATACTCTTCTGATAGACTATCATTGAAATCAAACTCAACTTCGGTTACATTGAATTTCATGCTACAACCTCCATAGTGCGGTAGTCATGAACTAAGGTTCTTTTACCATAGTTATCAATCAGTATTGTGCGACTGGTCTTTGGTGTATAACCTTTAGCATCAGTTTCGCCTTTGATGTAGTTCATAAGAACTAAATGGTCTGTTTTGTAACCATCTTCATCAGTCATAATGACAACATCGCCAATACCGATTTCATAGGGAGAATTGTACTTCATGAGTCGTTTGGGAACTGATTTGTAACGATGTCTTGGAGTTGGTTGAGTTGATGAATGTCAAGTAAATGAAACATCGCATCTATCAAATCATGTGAGCAGGTCATGTCATCTTCATTGATGATGTCATGTAAGTCGTCAAGTAGTGTGTTCATGAGTCCTTTGTGTATATACTTATTATAGTGTATAGTGAGTGCGTATGCTCTGGTGTGTGTGACAGTTTGTCAATCGGATCGAAGCATGGTTCTTCCCTGCTCAATCTTCTCAAATACTGACTCTTGGAGTGGTGTCAGTTCAAAATCCATATCACGAAGTATGTCATATAATTTAATAAACTCATATGCTTCATCAAATGTGACTACAATACCATAACGATTCATTTTTTTAAGTCTCTTGTAAGTTTGCGAATGACATCAATTACAACCTCTTGGAAAAGGTCGGAGTCATGTCCAACTCCACATAGGTCAAATCCATAGTCACATAGGTCTTCGATTTTCTGAAGTGATTGATCTCCACCTAACATGATATACTGGTCAAATACCTCAATTTTAGTCTGCTGTGGATTCATTTTCTCTCCTGTTTAGTGAAAATGGGCAATTCATGTAGTCCTCAATCTCTTTGACTACATCATCAAAGTGATCTTCCCAATAGTTGTAAGCATCTTCAAGGAAATCCATGTCTGATTGCTTTTCATAGTATCTATCAAGATCATCCATTACATAGTTCACTAAGTCTTTAGTGTCCATG